CCTCATAGTTGCGGTTGAGCAGACCGGCAACCACCAAATTGCGGTTGTAATGCTCCAGCAGTCGGGCTGCCCAAATTTCAGGAATAAAAGATGCAACAGACATATTCAGGTTTCTCCTTTCTTACTTCAGGGACGCCAGGTTGCCCTTGATTGCATCCCAGTTACGGTTGATTTCTGCGGGGGACATCTGACGGAGCTGATCGCGGGTGTACGTCTTGTTTCCGCCAGCAGGAGGCTCAAGCGGGGGAGTTCCGCCGGTGTTTTCCTGCGCAAAGCAGCCCGCATAAGCGGCCTTGAGCGGATCCACGAGGGCCGCTGCATCCTTGACCGCTTCGCCCTCCATTTCCACCTTCGCCAGGTCCACCTTGCCCAGCAGCAGCTCCAGGAACTCGTCCCGAGCCACGCCGGAGTCCTTCAGGGTCTTGCGCACGGCAGCGGTCTTGATGGCGTTGGCCTTTTCTGCCTCCACCTGCTGGCGATAAGCGTCGAACTCGGCCTGTACCTTGGCCGCGTCGCCCGCCTTGGACAGCTTGTCCTTCAGCTCGTCACGCTCCTTCGTGAGAGCTTCCACCGTTTCCGCTGCCGCCCTGGCGGTGGCCAGCTCCGCCTTGAGGCCGTCAATGGAATCGGTATGGTTTTCGATGATGGCATTGACCTGTTCTTCGGTAAGGCCCATCGACTTGAGAAAATTCCGGGTAAGTGCCATGACACATCTCTCCTTTTCTTCGGGGCGCAGTGCTTCGCGCCATAGATGTTGTTGCGGAGAGGTCGTTTTTCTCCGCTAATATGCAAACAGCCGGGGCAGTGCTTCGCTCCGGCTGTGGTTGCCAATTTACTTGAACCCCTGCTGCAGCTTGGCTGTCAGCAGCTCCTTGAGCTTTTCCCGGCTGTCCAGCACCGCATCGGTGATGAACGGCCTGCCCTTGAGCTTGTAGGTGCCCTCGTGGACATACACCGCATAGGGAGTGTCCGCCCCGACCTCCACCGAGAAAGCATTCTGCGAATCGCGCTGCACAGCGGCGTCGATGCTTTCAAACAGGCGGCCCGTGTCCACAATTTCCGTGTGCGGGGGATTGCCGTGCACGTCGGTGTAACCGTAGAGGATCTTCTCCTGCACGGCCTCGATCAGCAGCTCCGCCGCTGCGTCCATGGCCTCCTGGCTGTTGGTGCCAATCTGGCGCAGCACCAGGTCGGAATGATCCACAAACTTGACGTCCGCCATCACCTGACCCTCCTCACATAGCAGTGGCAGTTGATCGTCTCACTGGCCGGTGCGTCCGGGTCGCCGGGGTATTTCAGCCCGGGCAGAAATTCGCTGCCCACCTCGCGCACCGTGCCGGACAGCGCTATGTGGCTGTGTCGCGGCTCCCGGGCTGCGTTCGTGTGCACCCACTGGAAACGCGGCAGCTCCGGGCGCTTCTGATGCCTTTGTCGGGCATGTTCGTACTCTTTCAGATACTCGCCGATAGCCTTTCCCACGCGGCTTCCGTTGACGGCGCGGGTTTTCTCCGTCTGCGCAATCCTTGCCGCGCGGTTGGCATTGGCAGCGGTGACCTTCTGAATGCGCTCCATCAGGCCGGAGAAACCCTCCTTGGCCTTGATGTGTCTTTCCAGCTCAGCCTGCAGCTGTCGGCGAATGCCCTCGGGATCATTCAGTCCGTCCAGCGCTACCTTCGTCATGGGAGGCTCGCCCTCAGCGACTCGCCTGAGCGCTTCAAGCCGTCTCGCCGTCATCATCGGCCATCACCTCCCTGATTTCGCCAAGCGCGGAGCGGATCAGGGCCGCCGAATCCTGCCCGGCAGAGGCGATGGCCCGGGCAAGGTCGTCAATCAGTCCGCAAACGCGGATCTGCATCCGCGCCCGCTCATACTCGCCCTTGTCCTCCAACTGGCGGACAAGCCGCAGCGACAGCGCATGCTTGCGGATCACCGCAGCCACAGCCCCGTCATATGCCCGGGCAGTTGCGGCCAGCATATTCGCCTCCAGAGCGTCAGCCCTTTCCAGCGTCCTGCTTTTCCTCATTTTCCTCCTCCACCTCGTTCATCGCAGCCATGAGGACGGGAGTCTGCACACGGCTGAGCTTTTCCGCTGCCACGCGCTCCATGATTTCGGGCACCTGCTCCTGCAGGATGTAGGGATTGAGCTCCAGCGCCGTCTGATCGTCGATATAATCCCGCATCATGCCGATGTCCTGCACCGTCTCGGAACGGTTGACAATCTCCTGCCGAATGAACCGGATGTTTTCCGTCTGCACCCCGATCAGTTTGAGCACCTGCTGCACAAACCTAAAGCACTGCCACTCGTAGCGGTCGCACTTCAGGTTCAGGTTGGTCATCGCCGCCTGGATCGCCACGTTGGTCAGGCTGCCGCCGGTCAGCTCGTCCATGCTCAGGGCCATGAAGTCCTGATACAGCGCCTTTTCCAGCAGATCCAGCGCCGTCCTGCGCGCCTCGTAAGGCACCTCGAAGGCGTGGGGCTCTGCGGTGGAGTTGACGCCCGTGCCGTCGGAGATATTGGCGATCATACGCAGCTCGTTGATCTGACGGATCATCTCGGCCATCTCGCGCATGCTGCCGCCAAAATTGTTGATCACCCAGTACACGTCATTGGCGCGGTCCAGGTTATCCACAAAATCGGAGGAAATGCGGTCATAAGCGTCGATCTTGGACTTGATGGAGGGCGTGAGCTCGCTTCGCTGCTCAGTGTTGGCGTAGAGAGGAACAAGGGGCAGCGCGCCGTAATTGCTGCCGCCCATGATCATCACGCCGGCAGCATCCCGGGCGATCCGCAGGCGATAGGCCCGCTTGGGCTGGACCTCGGTCAGTGCATTATCCTTGTAGCGCCACACGTTCACGCCGTCTTCCTCAAAGAGGCGAATGTACATGGGCCGCTGCACGTCAATCTGCCAGAACTGCACGCCCAGACGCGGCGCGCTGGTCTCTTCATCCACCAGCGCCACAAAGCCGCTCAGCGCATCCCGCGCGGCCTCGATGACCTCCAGATGGTCCTCGTTCCAGTAGCCCCAGGCAACGCCCGCCACCAGCGCCTTTTCGCCCAGCGCTTCGAGCGCCTTGTCAAAGCCCAGGCCCAGCCGCGCTTTGGTGGCCTCGTCGTCCAGCGTCACGCCGTTGCCCAGCAAGTACTGGTTCTGCTGCGTCACGAAGCGGAAAAAGAAATTGGAGTACACGCGCGCGCCCACGATTTCCTTGTTCTCGATGATGGTTTTAACTCCATCGTAGGTGCTGCCAGGGTAGGCCATGGGGCGCAGCATGACCTTCTGGCCCACGGCGCGGTTGGCTCCGGCGAAGTAGTCCGCCGCTTCCAGCGCGTGCAGGAAGTCGTCAGACGCCTTGTAGCTGCGGACCACGTCCAGCAGCATATCCGGGCGCTGGAATTCGGGAGTCAGCTCCCAGTCCTGAAAGGTGTATTGGGTATACATGGGGGTCACTCCCTTCGGTCCAGAATCCGGCACACGCAGGCGGCGGAGTCGGGCGCGTCGTCGTGGTCGGCTGCTTCGGTATAGCTCAGTATCTGCGAAATGTAAGCCTTGTCCGTCCCCTCAAGAAAGACAATATTGGGCCACCATTTCCGCAGAAACGTTGCAATCTTGAAAAACTTGTTCTGATATTCGTTGTACATGCGGGCTTGTTCACCGTTACGCTGGAATTCCCGGCCAAGATAACCCTTGTCAGCGTTGGTTTCCATGTAGATCGGCGAACATCGCAATTCATGGGTCTTTTGAACGATGAAGTCTACCACCGTATCAACGTGTCGACTCCACAGCTTTCCGTACAGGTATAGCTTGTCTCCAATCCTATGCCCGCAGGTAAATGCAGTGTAGTCAGAACCACCATAAGACGCATCTACATGGGCTACACCGTTGTGCAGAAGCGTTACATCGTCCGTAAATTCCGGGTAAGTAGTGAACAGTGCACCTTCAGCCGCAGCCCACAGACCAAGGATGTATCGGTCATACAAAACCGTTCCCTGATACTCCCGTTTCAGATTCTCTACGAATGCGCTGGGGAGGAAGGGATTGTCGTCAATGGTGTAAACTTGGGAGAAGATATCCGCATCGCTGTCGAGAAACTCCTTGAGCCAGTGCGTGGGCCCCTGCGGATTATAAGTTCCATCAAAGCATGAATAGTCTTTGTCCAGACGGCTTTTGAGCAGGCCGAACACGTCAGGCGACCAGTCCGCGACTTCGTCACCATAGCAATACTTGATGGAAGATCCGCGAAGTTTTGACACCTGGGACAGTTTTTCAGCGCCCAGAGCGTAACATTTTTCACCGAACAGCACCACTGTGTTGTCTGAGGAGATGTATGCGACCAATTCATCTCCGTACAGCGTCCGCATCGGCTCCAGCACGTTTCGTTCGATGGTGGCCTTGGTGACGCCAAGAATCACCGTCAGGCCATCCTTTCCAGCACGTTCGCGGATACGAGACGGGATTACGACTCGGAAATCCATGTACGTCTTGCCGGAACGGGTTGCACCGCCCTTGAAGTTCCAGCGATGATTTCCTTCGCGGATGAATTGTGCTTGTTTAGGTGTCCACGTATGCGGCATCTCGCATCTCCTTTAACAAGCAGTCCAGCTTTTCCAGCGTTCCTTTCTGCTTTTCTGCTCCGATGGCATAGCGCTTCATCAGGCTGTCAGCAGCTTTGAGCCGATCAGCCAAAGAAGCATCGAGGCCAAAGGCGTCCTTTTCCTCGCCTCGCATGACAGAAGAATAAAAGCGCAGGACCTCATCAGCTGACGCCACACGAGCAGCGTCCTGATGGGCCATGCGCTCTTGTATATAGGCGGAAATCCTAACATTTCCTAACAATCGGGATGCTTGCACATCAATTCCCTTTGGGCTGTATCCTGCCTTTCGTGCTGCTTCAGATGCGTTGCCACATTCAATGTAGTAGTCTGCAAACGCCCTCTGTTTGGGAGTAAGCGTCATCCACCACCGCCGCCGTTCAGGATCGCCGCCAGCGCCTTTACAACGTCCGCCATTTGGTACGTTTCGCAGATGGAGACGTCCTTCATCTTCGATCCAACCTTGCGCTTTTCACAGACCACGAATTTCGTCACCATCCTTTCAGATCGTTCGGA